ACGCAGATCTTTATCAAAATTTTCTTTGTTGAAAATGTTTTGTACACGCAAGTAACTTTGTGCATCTTGCATTGCCATTTCTAAGAATAATTTTTGTACCTCATATGTATATTCAGTCATACTTTAGTTTATCCATCCTGGTTGTTGCATTGTAGCTGTCTCCAACAATATAAAGTTTACTCACTTAGTTTCCTTTGTAAACGCTTTTTAAACATTTCAATTTTAATCTTGCTTGATTCGGCATGTTTGTGTATTTGTAATAGTGTATTTACTATTCCATATTTCACAACTGCATCATTTACGTCTTTAACATCATCCGGCCATTCGGGTATGCTTACTTCAAACTTGTATTCAACGGCTGCATCTATAATACTTAATCCTGTTTTGTCTTGATCAGGAACAACAATAATCCTACGCTTCAGTTGTTTTAATAGTTGTGCTTGCTGCGGACTAATAGCATCATGCATAACTGCCAGGCCACCTATACTTAACGCATCAAAAATTCCCTCAGTTACAATTGCACTAGTCCAGTCTGTTTTTTGCAAGTCGTACCCAAACACATACCCTGGTTGCTGACTGTTAATAAACTTGGGTGTACGATTGTCCAAGTACCTTGAAGTATGCCCAACAATTCTATTTTTGTATGTGTATGGGACTACTATCCTATCTCGTACTCCACGTTTCTTGTCGACTAAAAACGGGTATTCTAACATTATTCTCCGACTTGCTAGATAGTCTAAATATCGTTGATGATCTGCACTGCTAGGATCAATTACTTCAACACCTTCCGGCACTTCAGTTTCGTTAAATGCTACATCTACATGGCGTATTTGATTACGCTCTGCTGTTAAGTCCAGCAAACTCTTGCGTTTAAGACTTTCTAAATTAAGACGTTCAACATCAACGCTGTCTACACCAAGCCATTCTAGAAAGCGCCTAGCTTTATAACTTACTGGCCTACCCGGCGTGAAGCTAGCAGTAAATCCGCAGTTAAAGCAATGATAGCTCCATTCATCTTCCTGCTGGCGCAGTCCACCACGACTTCGACGATCTGTTGATTCGCCATTGTGAATACAACACGGAGCATTAAAACTAATCCATCCTGAACTAGTTACTTTATGCTTTGTGGGCAGATAACTGATTATGTCTAACATTATGCTATTATATTAGCATACTTTATGTGTTCAATCAAGTGTTTTGATATAATTTCATGGCCTTTTTCATTTGGATGCCCCTTTTCGGCAAAAAGTTCAGTTGATAACTCTTTCTGCTTGTTTTGAAGGATGCTGCGCCAATTCATTCCAGGGTAAAGTAACGTAGGTGATTGTGTTTTCCAATTATTTCCCAGCACACTAAACTGTAATAATTTTGCACCAGCCTTGTTAGCAGCATAATCAAACAAATTAATTGTTTGTCGATAATTGTATTCACTCCATTCTCGATGATAGCTCATAACCAGCCACAATTTTTGTAACTCGAACCAGTTGTCATCAATGTCTGGATTGGGTTGTGTTAACCAAGTTCCGTGCATGTGGCGATTCCATGGCGGATCTTTCCTGCCTACTTCATGCAACGGATTAAACCAACTCTGCCTGCTACTGTCAGTTAGGCCCACTAGCCATAATGAATCTTGTAGATCTTGGTCGTTGTTGTTTAACAACCAATCCACTGTCCAACGCATGCTTTCAAGACTGCTACCTGGAAATGCCAGGTTTTCTAATTCAACACCATAATGATTAGCAACAAGTCCGGCGAAGCAATGATCTAACCGGTATTTTGTATTTTCAGTATAATGATCAAGTATTCCTTTATCTGGGTGTGCACTGAATTGGGGATCTAATAGTTCGTCACCAAAAGTCCAGCTATCGCCAAATGCTATAATTCGTTTAATGGCCATGTAGTACCTTTTATCTATAGAGAATTTGAGTAATTTTTCCGCTGTTTAATTTTACTTCTGGTACTGTTATATATCCTTGCCCAGTGGTAACCAATGAAATACTCGATACTGCATTGGCTGTGACTGTAGCTGTGGCTGTTGCGCCTGTTCCTCGACCACCTTCGATGTCAACATTGGGATCGCCTGTGCCATACCATTCAACGCCGCCGCCATTTAATGAGATGTTACTAACACGCCCGTCGGCAACTTCTGCAACTGCACTTGCACTATACCCGTATTGGTTAATTTCAAAACGCACCCAATTATGTGTACCATCAACGTTGATGTAATCACGTGTGTCTTGATTACTGTACACTGTTTGTGACCCGATGTCATACCATGGGCCAAGTTGAGAATCGCTGCCTTGTGCTTTTACATTACCAGTAAAGTTGTCAAAGTCAAGTTGAAAAGTTGTTAACGTATTATCGGCAGTGTATGCTATACTACTATAATTTCTATCATTGTTTGCAGCTGGCGTATTTTGTTTCAACGGCGAAGGTACTTCAAGTATTGCACTTTCTACATAGTTTGGATAAACACTGTCAACAATATCCACTTGCCCTCTGCCACTAGAATACGCATCAGTGAAAACTGCTTCAAACAATTCTCCGCTTGCTCTTTCCAAACTCCAGCTAGCAGTCTGAGCTTCAATACTGCTCAACAATTCGTGTGATAAAACCACTTTGGCACGGCCATATGCTGCCGACAATATGTCCAAGTCCTTGGCAGCTAGTAGTTCCTCGCCATCAGTGCTCATCATTCTGAATGTGATTGTACTACCTGAAATATTTACAGGCTTTTGATCTTGGTTGATAAATTCAAAAAGAATTACATTATCAACCCCTAGGTTCACTTTTAGTTTCTTTGCATACACCGGTTGCCATCTCCTTTGAAAATACGCACCACTGGTGTCGACTAATAACACCTGTTGCTTTTGTTGATATAAATACACAGTGGTAGAATACATTAATTATAACTCCAATACAAGGTATTTATGGGCGTAGAACTCTTCCAAAAGATCGCCGAGCGGTATCCATTTATTACGTTTTGCACATATGCAAAGAACGAATATGTCGGTGTGGTTCAAAATCGAGATGACCAAGTTACAACTATATACGATTTTGGTAGTATAGTAAACGATCAACAAAAACGAGATTTTATTGAACTAGCATCGCAGTGGTGGTGGGAAAGCAATCGTAGTATACCCATCAACATTTTTCTCAAAAATGATTGGGATCAATTTAGGCCTTATCTTAGAACATTTATCAACAAGGACTTGGATATATTGCTTGGACCTGCAACAAGTTTAGCAGAACTGTCACGTAAGAAAATTAAACGCCGTAGTATTACTCTTGTTCGCAGAGTAGATTAAGATGCAATGCCACTAGCGTTGCATAGCTAACAGCATGTGATTTCTTAAACACAAACCCATCACTACTATCACCATCCCACACACTAGCAAACACTTCATCCCATGGCTTGTTTTTCAAGTGTGCTTTACCGGGTCGAATAATAGATATAAATGCAGCCATACGCTGTATGCTGTCTGGGCGCATTTCATTGAGTAGTTGTACGTAGTTACCTACATGCACTAGCTTTTGTGCAATCTCGTTGTTAGTCCACATCAAGTCCCATTGAGGTTCTTTTGCCAACAATTCGTCATAGTGCTGCTGATCTCGTATAGATGTGTACACACTCATGTTAAGAAAGTCTAGTTTAAAGTATCCACGACTTTCAGCTTCGTCGTATGTTATACTAGCACAATTGTTTTTTGCATCATACGGAACAGGCGTAACATATACACCGGAGTTATGACGTCGACCTTGTTCGTTTTGCCTAGCAGAAGTACATTGAATTAAATCAATGATTGCTTGCCTGTCAGCAAAGTCAATGTCGACGTCTGCACTCATACTAAGTCGCGAATAAACGAAGTAATATTTGCCACCAAAAACAACCCTGCTGCATATGTAAACCATTGCCCAAGATTAACTGCTGGCAGCTCTGCAACATAAATTGCTTCGCCGAGCACAACACCGCCGTTGTACAGTGCATAACATGCACCTAGATATGCAGCTACTTTTATTACACTAAGATAAAACTTTTTGTCTTTATGCTTAGGTTTTACTTGAACTTGTGACATCTTTGGTCGAGTTAGTCCCATTGGTATCTCCTTTTGTTGCTTTACTTATAACACATGTAATACAACTTGTCAACCTTTACCAGCCTGCTTTTTTAAGTATTTCTTCTGCATACGCTTTGTCATCTGGATAATCTTTAAACTTTTTCTGCCAGAAGTCTGGATCAATCCAAGGCCACACTATCTTAATCTGATCACCGTTCATGTTTTCAAGATAGTCTTGCCCAGACTTGCTGTTAAACAATAACCACGGACTAATGCGCCCAGTTGATATTGCAAATGCTACAGTGTTTTCGTTTCCATATCGTAAAAAGTCGTGTGCTGGATTGCCAGTTTTGTCACTCCATTTCATGCTGTACTTGATACCACGCTCAAGTGCATCTTGAAGTGCTTCACGTTTTATATATTGTTGCAAGTATTCATCATACAATGCTTCTTTACACCAGTGATCTATCTTTTTATTATTTGAAAGCAACCAGTTTAAAAACTTGGGCACATTTATAGCATTAATGGCTTGGCAATATCTTCCCCATGTTACAAACGCTTTATAGTACGGACTTTTAGCAAAATCTGCAAATGTTTTTATTTTAGCACTGCCTTGTGTTGTTTCATAGAAACGCAAATAGGCTTGTAAACCTATTTGTACACCTACTTCTTTTTCTTCTTGAAATCTCTTTTTTGGTTCACACAGATGAACAGACAAACTGTTTTCACGTTTGAACTCACGCTTGCAATATTTGCAAACATAGACTTCACTTTTTGTCTGCGGTGCCGCTGTCACGCATGAATTCCTTTAGCTCTTTGTTGGTTATTAACTTACTTAGTAAGTCAATTTCATCTGCTTTCATTGCTGGATACAACTCCATCAGCGTTTTCTTTGCTATGTTGTTGCCTTTGTCTTTTTTCTTAGGTGCAATCCACTGATGCCTGTGATTTCCCATGCCCGGGCTGACACTTGTTGCACACAACCATTGTAGTTTTGGATGTTTGTTGATGTCAAAGAAATGCTTGTTAAAACGCTCGTTGCAGGATATCAAGTAATATTCTTGTAGCTCGCTGCTTCCCTGCACACTGCTTCCCCAGCGTATCATCAGATAGTTTGAAAACTTTTTGCGCTCTTCGTCAGTGAGACTGTCGTAAAAGTCTCGGTCTTTACTATCAAAGCAACGCATTTCGTTTGCTATGTTAAGCTTGTCACTCATTAAAATGCCTGCGTGATGTCAACAATTTCACAGTTCCTAGAGATATCTTTAACAAAGTACACACAGCGGGGATTAGGGCTGTCATCAATTGGTACTGCCAGCATCTGTCCATTCTTCAACTTTGGCACATACCAAGTTACATCTTGATACACATCAACAATTTCAATGTCTAAGTAAGTAGGAGCAAAACTAGTCAATGGGTTAAATTCAAAGACTTTGAATCCCCTGTCATTGATACTAGTAAGTGCCAGCATTTCTAAGTCGCCCACATCTGGTTCGCCGATTAGCACTTGCCAGTCAATGGGCATTTTCATAGTAGTATTGCCAATTTTAAGCACTAGTGCTGGACTATTAAACGTTTCTAAGAAAATCAACGGAATGTAAAAATGATCTGCGTTTGCTGGATCGCTGTTATCAAAGATTGCAAAACGCATGTCATCAATTTCTTCTGGCAATGCATCCAACTCGAATACAGTATTATCTAGTGTTAATATTTTCATTTAGTCCTGCCCATATAGTTTTTTACTTGTTTATAACAATTACTCATCCCATTTCAACTTTTCTACAGTAAATGGATAGTTTGCTTCTTTGTAAAATTGTTTACGTTTGGTTAAGTGCCTTTTAGCAAATCTACAAGTTGATGTTATGTCCCAAATTTGCACATGATCTTTATCTTCTGCTTTTCGAATACCGCGGCCAATACTTTGTATAACTCGCACAAAACTCTTACCAGGTTCGAGTAACACAAGATTAAAAATACGTGGTAAATTAATACCCACAGCCGCAACACCGTACGTTGCAATAATAATTTTACCAGTTGATGTGGCTATTTCATCATACTCATCTTGTCGGTCTTTGGATTTGGTTGCACCACTTACAAATACAGCGTTGTCTCCTAGTCTGCTTAACAGTTCTTGTCCTGCTGATATTCTGTCTACTAGCACAAGAGTATTACCGGTTTTGTTTACTTCCAAAACTACTCCGGAGATTGTGTCTAGTCTGCCCTTGTCTTCAAACAGATATTTTAGTTCACTTTGATAGTTTGTAAACTCAGCATTGTCTACTAGCTGCACTACATTCACGTGGCAGTTTGCAAGTACACCTTTTTCCTGTAGCTCACTGGCTGCAAGTTGATTGATCACCGGGCCCAGCCCAACGTGCAGTGCTTGAAATTCGAATTGTTCTTTGGGCACTGTGCCTGTTAATCCCCAGCGCAGTGGTATCTGACTCATTACACCAGTTAGCAGTGTTTTTAGTGCATCTGCTTTTGCCATGTGAACTTCGTCAACAATAACAGCTACTACGTCCTCTAAGAACTCGTGTATTGTAATATCTACTTTATGATTCTTGGTATTCTTTAGCAGTACATTCAAGCTTTGCCATGTACAGATTGTGTGCTTGTGCCCAAATTCTTTTCTATCACCATAAAACACACCCACATCTAATTGCATGTTTATGTAGTCTGCTTCAGTTTGTGTTACCAGACTTTTGTTTGGCACAATAATAATACTGCGTCCGTAAGTTTCAACACGTTCGCTTAATGCCGCAGTCATAATAGTCTTGCCTGCACCTGTTGCAATTTCTTGTATGCATTGTGGGTTTTCTAAAAAACTGTTTACAATTTCAACTTGGTAATCACGCAGCTTAACTGGCTGCCCCACTGCTGGATGATTCTTTGGCCAAAGTATATCAGCATAAGATTCCTCAGTAACCGGCTCAAACTTAAACGTGGTTCGATAATCCCTATTGTCTTGGACTTCGATATCGTAGTTAAAGTCTTCAAGTATAGGAATAATATCAGGCAGCAAGTTTAAATATGTACTGCCACCCATTTGGAAGTATGCGACTTTGCCATCCCAGCGGCCTAGTCGCACTGCTGGCAAATATCTTGCATGCGGCACATCATACTTAAAAGTGTTAACTAGCTTTTTGCGAACATCCAGATCTAAGCCAGTGATTTTTAAGTTGACTTCGTCATTTATTACTAATGTTGCTGTTTTCATAAATTATTTCTCGCAAATCTTTACTGGTAGCCGGAAACACATCGAGTCCATTGCAGCGTATTTCATATCCTTGTTCTCGCAAACAGTGTTGCACATATGCCTCATCTATTATAGTTTGACACGGAGTCTCGGTATTACGATCTTCTAAAATGTCTAGTACCCATGCAGTACATCGATGTTGTGCGTTATGATAACGTTGTTGTGCTATCCAAATGCGTTGATTGTTCTCCATTGTAGCAGTGTCTGCTACCAAAGTCAAGCCTAAATGGTTAATTAAATCTGGAAATACATTTTTAGTAAATAAATCTAGTGCTGATATGTGCCCATTGATATCTGGGTATGAACTTGTTATGTTATCATCTATCCAAAAACTTATCCATTCTCTAATAACCCAAGTAGGAATGTCTGAGCTCGTAATATTATCCCAGTTACCTAATTTTTCTTTATAATCTGGGAAGTTCAGTTCTATACTTTCAATTATATCGTTATTTGCTTGTTTCACCAGTTGATTGTCTAAGTAATCTAAATAATGCCCCGGACTCGGTGCAATTATTACATCTGCAGTTTCTTCCATCTTATGGTCGTGACGAAAATAAGTTCCAGGGTCAAACCCATGGCTACTGCCAGTAGATTCAATTTTTATTTCTGCGCCGTTGCTTAGATTACTATATGCATAAATTGATTGCATAACATAGTGCCCATAGCACCCTTGTCTCCAAGTTATATGTATCATATCTTGTTTTTCTTTTAAAAAGGACGGGCAGTGCATTTTTGCAACTGCCCGCCAAGTGCTAGATCGCCCAGGAGCTAGATATCTGGCGATCTACTTCACCTACGGCGCATAACAGTGTTCTCTGCAAGTTCTTTCCAATTCGGAGATACCTTTGTAAGATCAGCTATTTTGAGTGCCATACGTAAACTCATTTCACGTAGTGTTTCTTTTTTGTCGTTCATAAAGTCAAGTATTTCGTTTTCTTGTTCTTTGGATATATCGTACCCATTAAACAGTTCGCCTGTGTTGCAAATTTGTTTGATGCGCAGATATTTGTCACGCATTGTATCTAGTGTAAGATCTAGATAGTGGCAACGGCTTTGCAATGCTTCGAGATGATCCTGCATTTTTTTGCTGCGAATGTTTTCAAACTTAACGTTGGTAATAAAAATAACACCGCCTTTGAATTCAAACTTGTTTGGAATACCTTCTGCACGAAGTTTTGCACTATCTGCATTCCAATGCAGTACACGCTTCTTACCACTGTCCAGTGCAGCTTTTAAGATGTTGAGACTGAGCTCATCCATTAGCACACTATCACAGTCATCAAATACCAGCACATGATTCTTGTCTGCGTGTTCGTATAGTTTGGCATACAGTCCCAGTGCAGTCATTGCACCTTTAACTACTTCATATTTGATACTGCGTCCAGCAATAGCATCCATCATCGAACTTTTGTCTAGTTCTTTTTCAACACCGTATGATTTACCCACACCCGGGGGTCCAGTTACAATCATTGCACGAACATCGCCTGCGATAACCGCTTTGGTCATATCGTGTAAGATATCGAATCGAGTTTCAATGCGTTTCATTACTGCATCATCGGATTCAAATTTAATTGTTTCTGCTTGTTTTTGCTTTAGTTTAGGCATTTCTAGCTCCTTACAGTGTTTGCTTTTTTAGCTTATGTATGACATTATAAGATAGTTTTATCGTGCTGTCAACCTTTTAATTAACAATATAGCAAATAATTCCAACAAGTGCAATTAAAGACATAACATCGGAAGTAAATTGAATTGCTAAATTTTTAAATAAACTCGTCATTTTTTACCTTTAGGGCTAGGATTTGCTTTTGGCCGACCTCGCTTGCGTTGCCACGGATTTATCAAAAGTTCTTCAGTGCGAGCATTGGGTTCACACACTGTGATTTCGTTGCCCTTGGCTAGCCATTCGTCAATGACCTCTTGCGGGGTGGGTTCATGATTTGACAATATAATTTCCTTTCTTTATCTTACATAACGATCAATGCTATTGCAATTACAGGAATTACAATAAATGCAACAGTTAGAGATACGTGTATGATTTGCCATATAAGTTTATTCATTGTATTAACTCTTTTTGCACTTCATAATCATGTCAAGTGCATCAGTGTATGTACTCATATTATTGACTAGTGCATCAATA